CGGTTTGACCTATGGGAGCCCGACACGTTTGCCATGAACAAGGCCCTGCCATACCAAGAGGCCGTGCGCGAGTATGGCGAGACCACCAGATTGAAGCGGGCATACACCTATAAAGCCTTGAATAGACTGATACAAGCGTCCGCGGCAGACATGACAAAGCAAGCAATGGTGAATATTTATGAATCCGGACGCACACCACTTATTCAAATACATGATGAAATAGCCATATCTGTGAAAAATCGTGAAGATGCAAAATCTATTGCAGAAATTATGGAAAATGCTGTACCCTTGGAAGTGCCCAATTTGTGCGACGTTGAGATCGGCCCAAGTTGGGGTGAGGCCACATGAAGGTCTTACGATATCCTCCCTTAGACTAGGCCCCGCTTCGGCGGGGTCTTTTTTGCTTGTAAAATAATGTTTTGTCTTATATATTCCTACACATAAGGAGCTATATATGGACATTACCAAGTGGAAATCGGTCCTCGTACCCATCGAAGTGTACGAAGAGATCAAAAAATTAGCAAAATTAGAGGGCCGGACAATATCTGGTCAACTCCGGATCATGTGGAACGTCTATCGTAAAACAATCAGTTGACGATTTTTTTTATTTATGGTATGCGATAAGTCTTACTTATGAGGAGGAGTCTATGCTAAATAAATTGTTACGAATGTTTTTTCCCATGTTTTTCTCTGAGCCGGAGCGGGCTAGAGATAGCAAGGGTCGTCTAATTGCGGACAACAAAAAGACGCCCACGGTCAACGAAGCATGGGTGGGTGGTAAGGCACCGGCCAAGAAACGCGGTCGTCCGGCAAAGATTTCTGCGCCTAAAAAGCGTGGTCGTCCGGCCAAAAAGAAATGATTTGCCCGAAGTGCGGGGGCCGGAGCAAAGTTTACAACAGTCGGCCCAAGGGTGATACCATCAGACGTCACCGGCAGTGTCTAAAATGTGAGCATCGTTATGCAACGGTAGAAATTTTAGAACAGAAAGAAGATGCGCTCGACAAACCAAAAGAAAAACCGGTGAAACTGAGCGTTGTTCCTAAACCGGTAAAGAAGAAGAAACGGTTTGAAGAGCTTGATTTCGACAACATGACGGATGAAGAGATAGAAAAAGCGATGTTTGAGGAAGATTTGTCTTGACTATTCTCACACAATCGCATATATATGAGGTGTAAGGCCCCCAAGCTTTACAGTTCCCGTAGTAAGCCCCCAGAGTACGAAACATCCTCTGGGGGCTTTTTTTGTTCTTGACAATATGTAGTAGTGCGCTTATATAAGAGATATCTTATGTCATTAACCAAAAGGAGAACAAAATGGCAGCTACAAAAAAGACTAACGATGCTATCAGCATTCCAGTCATCAAGCAGGGCCAAATCAAAATCCGCTTGATTGGACAAACCCCGATGTACTTCAACAGTATGTCGGCAAAAGCTAAACGGGATCTACTCGTTGGCGCGGGCCGCAAGACAGCGGCTGAAAAGAAAGAAATCAAACATAATCCGGAACAGGAGTTTGCCGACTCTATGCACACCCAGCCCAAAGGTGACACGCTGTTGTGTTTTCCAGCGGCTGGCGTAAAGGGTGCAATGGCTACGGCTGCGCTTGAAACGGCTGGCGTAAATAAGACCAGCGTCAACCGGCTTATTTTCTTGCCACAGACTAATATTAATATCTGGGGCAAACCGTACCTCAAAATTGACGTAGTACGGTCCGCGGACATGAACCGCACACCGGATATGCGTACTCGTGCCTATCTTCCTAACTGGTGCGCCGAAGTAGAAATCAGGTTTGCTACACCTAATTTCAGCGCACGTTCGATATCTTCTCTTGTACAGAATGCCGGACAACTAATCGGCCTTGGCGATTTCCGACAGGAAAAAGGCCGTGGGTCTTTCGGTACATTCTCTATAGCCGGTGAAGAACTTGGCGAATACCAAGAGTTGTGGGACGAGCTTATGCAAGAGGGCCGTGCGGTTCAAGAGCTAGCGCGTGATAATCCAGAGTGCGCGGACCAAGAAACAGCAGAACTAATGCAGTTCTTACAAGAAGAGCGGTTGCGGAGGGCTGCTTAACCAATATAGGCGGGGGTTCTTCCCCCGCCGCGGGTTGCGGAAAGACGGTTATGGTTGGGAGAGATGAGGGCAGGACAGGACAGGTGCGCCGCGTTGTGGCGGTTTAGTTCCGGCTGGGTCTGTCAAGCTAAGTTGCGTTGAGGATGGTCAGTTTTGCTGAGTTAAGGCGGTTGTGTTCCGGTTGGATCAGTCACGGCATGGACAGTTTCGGCGGTCATGGTGCGTTTCGGTTGGGTCTCGTAAGGTTCGGTTGGGCAAGGCGGTTCTGTTTTGGGCTGGTGCGGTGTTTTATGGTCAGGTCAGGTAGGGCGCGGTCGGATTTGGTTAGGCGGTTCTGGTGTGTTGTGGTCAGGGCAGGCGCGTTGGGGTAAGGCAAGGCGGTCACGGTGCGTCACGGTGCGTTTCGTTTAGGTAAGTTCAGGCTAGGCGGTCGTGGTGTGTTCCGTTGGGGCGGGTTGGCTTTTGGCGAGGCGGTTAACTTTTAAAAGGAGGAGTAAATGAGTAACTTTGCAAGAAAAACCAAGCAGCGGATAATCGACGAATATCTGCAAGCTACCGGTTTGAATATATTTAAGGCCGACGAATTTGTGGACTGGCTGGCTAACCAGCCGGAACATGAAATGTATGATGCCTTTTATGGCGTGGACGATAGCACGGCAGCGCGTAACTGGCGTATCGACATGGCACGACGCATGGCCAGCGGACTACGGATCGTGGTTAAACAAGAAGAAGTCCAGCAAAGTGACGTCGTGTCAATCAAGGTCGCTGAGTATCCGGCATACATATCACCGGTGGCCCAGCGCAAAGAAGGTGGCGGTTACGAGCCGTTTGACCCCGACGATGAGAGGTCGCAAGAAGAACTGCGGCGGCAAGCTGGCGTGGCACTGGCCGCGTGGCTCAACCGCTTCCGTGGGTCCGCAGAACATATCGGGCTCGACATGACGCCAATCGAAAATATCGTTCGCATTCTGCGCGATGATAAAGACGAAGCAATTGGGGCTTGACAATATGTTGTCACCGTAGTATATAGGAGTTATCTTATGTACTACGGGAGATTGAGATGCCAAAGTTTAAGGTAACCGCCACGATGGACGTGGGCTACGAGGCTATTGTTGAAGCACCAAATGAAGAAGCGGCTTGGGATATAGCCGCCGACTCAGGCGGCGATGGCACTGTTGATTGGGTTCAAGTAGATCAGGGTCACGATTGGACACTGGAAAATGTTTATGAGGTTGATAAGGTAACCGACAATGCTGAGTGTAACACGTTGTCATAACTGTAACGAACAGGCCGCCGCAAAAGACGGTGACCTGTTCCTTTGTTCTAATTGCTGGTTTCAAATATGGGCACCACGGGAGATGCTACATGGATCTGAAGAAAGAAATTTTAGAAATTTCACGGGGAATGGACTGGCCAACAGCCGTGAGCGAAATAAATCAGGTGGTAAGTCTGTACGCTTCCCGTATAGCACATGAGGGTCAGTTTAGCAGGGAAGCTGTAAAGCGGTCGTGTGAAGTTCAAGCCGCTTGGGAAAGGATTAAACGTGGATAGCACCGATAGTTTCGATGAAGCCGGTCACCGGACCGAAGAACTGCTGGATGAAATGGCCAGCGAAGGTCACAACGCAGGAGCCGTCATGGGCGGCGCACTGACCGCGCTTGTCTTCCGGCTGATAATATCCTCGCCCGACTCGACAACAGCCATTGGCATGATTACGTCGTGCATGGCCAGCGGCGCACGGGCCGCGGTTGAGTATGAAAACGAAAAAGAAGAAACAGCGCATTGACACCCTGCTTGCTGGTTGATATAAGACTTATCTTATGTCAACTATGGGAGAATAAAATGGCTAAGTTTTATTACTACAGGGATGAGGGCTTAGACGGCATCTACTGGAAAGGTCAATATCATTACACCGCTAAAGAAGCTAGGGACGAAGCCCTAAACGATGGTATGCCCCAGCCCTTTAAAATATTTGAGGTGAAGGTTACAGATACAGAGGCCACCCTAAAAAACCTCTTAAACGATAGGCAGGAGATTATTGGAACCCTAAAAGAGATACCTCAATTAAAAATTCATACAGTGTAATTTGCTGGACACTACCTTGAATAAAGGCAAGACCAGCAATAGAGGGGCAGAAGTAAGACCATACAGTTTGGTTTTCACTCTGCCCCTTGTTTATTTAAGAAGTTTTTATCCAAAAGAACATTTTGTTCAACGTAGATCGTTGTTCGCAAATATTTTTTATAACTTCCTCTAACGCTTTTTTAACAACGCTAGGGTTTGCGATAAGACCGGCGGGCTCCGTTATGTTCTTTATGGACTCTAGCGTTTTTTCTGTTTGCACATATTGATCGTGCAAGCCGGAAGAAACTCTATCTTGTAACAAGTCTAGGTCGTCCAACAAAAACTTGTTCTCTATAAACCTATGATAAGCTTTTTTGTACTTTGGGTCGTCAACTTGGTCGGGCATTGCATTAGCCTGTTGCGCGACGTTAGTAAAAAATTTCCTGATGTAACGCGAGTCCTCTTCTAGGAAAGCACCTTCATTTTCAGGAATTTTGTAATACTGTTCTTGTTCAATTTTACGCATGGTTTTACCTTTCTTAATTAACCTTATGTCCCATTATAACCCATGAATTCCTATTATTGACGTCATGGGACAAAAAAGTTTGTCAAATATTTGACGCATACAATCGCATACCTCTAAAACTTTCTAAAATTTTATGCTTGACAAGTATGCGATAATATGTTATAGTGTAAGAACAATCAGAAATGATTGTGCTTGCCCCGATGGGCGGGGTGCGCTGTTTCACATTGTTAATTAATACGGGAGATCAGTATGACTGATACTGTTAAAGACTGGGTGTTGCCTAACGGGCAAACCTTTCTCGCCTCAACTTGCGGTTATCAAGGATCATGGGCCAAGGCTCAAGACCCGATGACCGCCGCTGAAAAAGCCGCTAATGATGTTTCATGTGACGGTGGCAAAGTTCCGGTGGAAGTTTTTCTCATCACTGATGGCAAAAGCTGGATAGGAGAACTTGGGGGAATACATTGGGAAAACAAATATCCTCCCATCCCAATCGGACTATGGAAGGTAGAAACCGGAGAATATCATGGCGGCCTTATAAACGACGAATGGGTCGATTATCTTCCCGCTAAAGTTACTTTAATGCAAGATAACGATAAAGATTTTATCGGGAAAAATAACGGCCATGAAAAATGGTTGAAGCAATGGTCGGAGCAACTATCTGAAAAAACAGAATAAATTACAAAAACCACAGAGCGCGGCCCACGGGTCGCGCTTTTTTAGTAACGTATCTACTATATAGGCTCAAAAATAAAAAAAATATTTTTCTTATAAAAATAAGCGTTACAAGCGTTACAGCGTTACAATGTCTTTAACTTTATGAATTATATAAGGTTTTTTGTAACGACATAGTGTAACGCTATAAAAACAAAGGCGTTACACTTTCTTAAACAGGAAAACGTCCTTATTACGAATATTTTTGGTTTTTCAAAAAAAATAAATTTGAACCTATATAGTAGATACGTTATTAGTATCTGAACGTGACCTTTTTAACGGTGATATTATGGCAAGACGAGCAATGTCGAAAGTGACGGGCAAACCCCGTGAAACACGAGGTAGACCACCGGCTGGTGTGGATCAGCCCCTGACGCGCAAACAGGAGCTTTTTGTAAAAGAACTGGTGAGCAAGGACGGGCAGATTACGTTACGCGAGGCGGCTATCAATGCTGGGTATGCTGTAACGTCGGCGCATAGTCGGGCCTATGAACTGACCAACCCGCACATATCACCTCATGTTGTGGCGGCGATACAATCTTATCGGCGAGAGCTTGACGAAAAGTATGGCATTACGTTTCACCGGCACGTTAGAGATTTGCAGAACATTCGGGATTTGGCCATAGAGAACGGGGCATACAGTGCCGCCGTGCAAGCTGAATACCGACGGGGACAAGCGCAGGGGGACATATACGTTAATAAATCAGAAATCCGTCATGGTTCTATTGACAGTATGAACAAAGAGGATGTTTTGAAAGCGTTAGAGGAAATCAAACAAAGCTATGCCCCAATCACAATCGACGTCACTCCCAAAGAAAAAGAGAATGCCAGCAATCGCGGTAAAGCGAGAAAGCGGCTTTTACAAGCAGATAAAGGAAGCAGCGCAGAGGTCGAAGCGGAAGTTACTGCTGACGCGGATTGAAAACTATGTGGGAGCCGGAATACCAGACTTGCTTATTTGTGACGAGTTTGGTGTGTTTCATTTTGTGGAACTTAAATTTTTAACAAGTAACGGCGTTACCTTGCAGCCGTCACAAGTGGCGTGGTTATCCCGACACCACCATAGCCCATCGTGGATATTGATTAAGAAACAGAACAAGCCGACGGATGAGCCGGAAATGTTTTTGTATCCGGCCAGTGCGGCGGTTGATTTAAAAATGGACGGTCTGCAATCCGTCGAGCCGCTGCATCACCAAAAAGGCAAATTTAACTGGGATGTGCTTTTTGACTTGATTTCTCCCACATAATCCTATATGTAGGGGCATCGTTAACAAACTACGGGAGTTATGAACGATGGAAAACAAAGTGTTAATTGCCTCTGATCAAATGAGGCTATGTAATGTTATGGAAGCCATACGAGATTTAGAGGAAATTTTTAGCGTTTGTGATGCTAAAGAAACCGGCGAGGGTGTTCACTCTGGAGTCGGTCTTCTCAGCCCCATAAATATAAATAAGCTTTCGGATTCGGATGCCGATAAAATCCAGCGGATGCAGGATTTGTTACAGGCCGTTTATGCGAAGCGCAGAAAGTGGGTGCTGGCATGAAAAGATATAACAGCGTTTTAACCTTGTCTTTTTCTGTAGATCACGACGACTTAAACGGGTCCGATATAACGCCGGAAATGTTACGTGAGGGATTAAACCGGCGTTTATTTGGAACTGAGACGAGGTATATGATGGATAATCAGGAACTATTTGAAGCAGTTACCGGCTGTTTTGAAAATGGTTGTGATTATTTAGAAGACACTATTGAAAACTAGCACGGGAGATTGCGAACTAATGTTTATATTTAGTCTTATTGGCCGGTTGTTGTATGGGCCGGATTGGGAGAAACATGCACAAAAGCGGACGCGACATATAAGCCGACGCCGTCGAAGATAAAATTTTAAAAAATACTAAGCCCCGTCAATATATCTTGACGGGGTTTTGTTTTTTCTATATATGGGATAAATCGCATTCATTACGGGAGCTTTTGAAATGCTTAAAACTGTGAAAAATTCAACAGCGAATAAAACGGCGGGTTTGGCCGTCACATATAGAGCGGGCAAGGCTAACAATTTTGGAACCTGCCCCGCCGACTGCAAATTAAACGACAGCGGGCGCGGGTGTAAATCGGACCAAATAGATTTTGAATATCTCGACGCCGTGTTAGACGCCAAGCCGCGACGCGGAGAAAGTTTTACATATTCCCATTTTCACCCTTTATACTGGGCGCATAAACTGGCCCCGAATAAAACGACGATAAACTTTAGCGCGGATAATTTGGCGGAAGCCGTCGCAATATGTGCAAATAAAATCGCGCCGGTTGTGACAGTCGTTAAAAAATCTTTTTGGAAAAACGGGAAAAATGCGACGATTGAACGCGACGATATACCGGCATCCGTTCGCGTCATTAGATGCCCCGCCGAATATCTGGATAGCGTCGGGTGCGTAAATTGCGGCGGGAAAGATGGCCCGTTATGCGCCCGCTTAAATCGTGATTTCATTGTCGGTTTTACTGGCCACGGTAACAAAAAGAAAAAAATAGAAAATGGCGAACGCGGCGGGTGTTATGCTGCGGGCGGTCACGTTGCCTTGCATTGGACGGCCACGGCGGGCCAGCAGCAGGACCAAACCGACGGGGATAAACTAAAAGCTTTTGTCAGAACATTATCACCCCGTGCTATCATTCGGCACCACGTCGCCGGTGATATAGGGGCCGAATAGAAACTTTAGAAAGTTTTAGTTGCATAATATCCCATAATCTGATACGACAATCACCGGCGGCGCGTTTTGCCCGCCGGTTTTTTAACAACTACGGGAAACTATCAAAATGACACATACAATTGAAAATAACAAAAATTCACTTCAAAACCTACTCTTGAAGGTGCAGGACCAACATGCCCGCGCCGCCGATTATTTGGCACCGACGCACGATTTGCAAAAAATCACGTCGGACAATGGGCGGCCCCAAGTCGTGATTGAGCAGCGCGGCGGGGAACCTACCAAAATTTTTGATATAAACGACGTGGCATTTACGCAAATTGCTGGCCATGCGGAAATAGACGCGAGAACGGCCCGCCGGTTACAGTCTGAATATTCGCCGGAATTTGACGCGCTTATAAATGCCATTTGGCAGAAAAAGCCCGCCGTTAGAATGTTGAGAACCCATGACATAGCAACCGAACAGCCGCCCGTATTTGGCGGGGTTGGTTTAAACGTGCCGTCGCGCTCAGAATGGAATAACTCAGAAAATCCAAACGGCGTTTTACGGGCTTTCGTTTCTGATAAGTTTAAGACGTTCGACAATATCAACTTGCTGCAATCGGCTTTGCCTCAATTGATGGATAACCCCGCGTCTTTTCAAGTTGTGAATGCCGACGTAACTGATAAGCGGCTTTATCTGCGGTTAAAATCCCTTGTCCAAACTGGCACCGGCGCGGCGTTAAACGATTTGATGGCCAACGGGATTGG